CTGGGTATAACGCTTCATTTCCCTGGCAGTTTTTAGCGTAAAGCGGGATTTTGCTTTCTGCACTTTTGCTCCCTCCTTTCTGACCTACGCTCACTATACTACGGTTTAATCGTAATGTCAACGGTTTTTTCGTAATTTTTTAAGTTTATCTTGATTTTTTTACGGAATAATCATATAATCAAACCATAAGGAGGTTGCAAACATGAGTAATCTTGGAAATAAGGAAATAATGGCGAAAAATATTCAATATTATATGGATAAATATGATAAGACCCGTCAGGAAATGTGTGAGGCATTAGGTGTTAAATACACAACCTTTACTGATTGGGTTAAGGGAAATTCTTATCCGCGAATTGATAAAATCGAATTAATGGCAAATTATTTTGGTATATCAAAGGCTGATTTAGTTGAAGATCATAATGATATGCAACAGACAAAAGAACCCTACTACCTCAACGAAGAAACTCGTGAGATCGCCCAGGAAGTATTTGAAAACCCGGAGCTTCGCTCACTCTTCCACGTTGCTAGGGACATTCCGCCGGAACGCCTGAAAGCACATATAGAATTTATGAAGAATTTAAAAGACCAGGAAAAAGGTAGTTCTGACGAACCTTGCTAATTATTTGTATGCACATTGACAATAATATACTTACCCAGGGAGCTGAAGGGGCGATTATGTCAGCCGCCGGACGATATACAGAAGGAGGCTGGTGCTTATGGTTACATATTCTGATTTATTTCAGTTTGTGATTATGCTTTGTGCTGTGATAACCCTCGTTACTTATTTTACACACAAAAAATAGCGCCCTCGTCCTGGTAAGATAAGGCGCTATTTTTTAGGCTAATGCTTGCCGGCGGCTAGGTGTACTCTAGCTTTCAGCTCTCTCGTTAAGTATATTATAGGTCAAACCATTTTATTTGTCAAATACACAAAGGAGAATGCTTTTGAATAATCCACTACTATCTGAAGCGATTGGTGTTTACTATCTGGATATGGATACCTCTGTAGAAGAACAGATCAGTTTTAACTCTGACGGCAGCTTTTCTATTTTTATCAATGCCAAGTTAAACTATGAACGCCAAATGCTGGCTTACCAGCATGCCATACGGCATATTATGCAAAATGATTTTTCCAAAGCTGATGCCGATGAAATTGAAAAAGCTATGTAAGGTATAATCCACTAAAGGAGGCAAATATGGCAATTGTAACTTCTTATTTTCAAAATGGTCAACTTGTTAAAATACTTCCAACAGATAATTGCAATCAGTATACATCCCGGTATATTATTTCTGATGGACAACGATTTGATTTAGAACTCGCTTCAGATATTGTCAATATTCCTATTCCTATTTTTAAGTCAACTAATCATTTACCAAGTATTTCCAAATCATTAGACTATGTTATTTATAGAAAAGCTGGTGATTTAAAACAAAGAGACTTATTCGATTTATCCATTATATGCCTCAGAAAAGCAAATGAGTTAATGAGCTATTCTCCAATTCATTGGAACAAAAGCAATTATTTTTATATCGTGTTAGAACTTACGCGTGCAGAACGATTTGAGGAAGCAAAAAAAGAAAAAGAATTCATCGAAACCCACTATCATGATAATTATAGCCTTGAAATATTACATACAGGATGTTTGAAAAAAATATTGCATGATGCAAGTACATTAAAAACAGACCTTGTAGAATCTGACGCTGCCCCAAATTGTAATGCTGTGTGCGCTAAGTATCGCAAACGCATATATAGTTTAACCGGAAAAGATTCACGTTTTCCGCAAATAACACCAGAAATATATAATTGTGGATTATTATTTTACCCATTCATCTATGGTGTAAGTGTTCCTAAATATTGTTCTAAAGAAGATATTTTTACTTATAATAATAGACCTTTTATAGATGATCGAACAGAAGAAGAAAAAAGCAATTATAATCTTTATAATGCGAAAGCAATTCTCGAAGATAGAAAAGCTACAGACTTCTTAGAATACAAACAAATTTGTTTTTATCTTCCAAATTTAAAGCCGAAAAGTTTTATCGCATATCAAAAAATGAAATTGAAAAACACTGAAGAGTTTCAAGAACTTATGCAAGTAGCTGAGGAAAATCGAATTGATATTGAATTATAAACCTTTTCTTTGGTTGTTATAGAAAAATTTTAGCTGTCAGTCTCCTTGTGAGGCTGTGAATTGAAATGAAATGAAACGCAATACTATCACAGAAAGGAAGTATTCACTATGATGTATCCATACTTAACATTGAATGATGATACGGAGATTACCCACTCCGAAGTACGTCCGGATGGCCGCGTGAAGGTTTACATTGAAACTCCCGATGAAAAAGATGGCTTTCATGATGCCACCTGTTATCTTCCAGATTATACCTGGGAAAGCATTCACGGATATTCTGATCAGGAAATGGAATATTTTAAACGTCTGATCCATGATAACGCTCATCTTATTCTGGAATTTGCCCAGGAAGGAGGCGTATTGAATGCCTCAAATTTTTAGGATTGGCTCCTATATCGTTTACTTCTGGTCAAACGAAGGAATGCCTTTAGAACCTGTTCACGTTCATATTGCAGAAGGAAGAGCCTCCGCAAATGCTACAAAAGTCTGGATCACACGCTCCGGTCACACTCTTCTTTGCAATAATAATTCAAAAATTCCACCCAAAATCTTGCGTGGTATCATGAGAATGATAGAAGCCAACAGCTCTGAAATTATTGAACGCTGGATAGATCAGTTTAATGAACAATCTTTCTATTGTTAGATCAGCTTTCACGAATTTTGGGGTATCAGAAAGAACTTATTGAATTGAGATTAAAATAAAGGGGAACTATGAGTAAGGATTTTACAAAAGAAGACGTTATTGCTAATAAAAAAGCAGCAATAAAAGAATTAAATAAATTATTGGAGCGTTACATTAACGAGCCATCTGGAGCACATTTAAAAAAGGCTAATTTAATTTCTTATTGGCTTAAAGATTATGTACGCTTCATAAATTTTGAAGAACAATTTGATCCTAAACGCAATATTGCTTATAAACGTGGAAATATCGTAAAAATTAATTTTGGTTTTAACATTGGAAGTGAGTACGGAGGACTGCATTATGGTGTTGTGCTAGATAATCATAATGCTCAATCATCTCCTGTTTTAACAGTCATTCCACTCACTTCCGTAAAAGATAATAAAGAAATACATAACAATAATGTTGAACTTGGCAACGAATTATATCGCTTATTAAAAATAAAATATGATACTATCAATCAAAGTTTAAAAGAAGAACAGACTGAAATTGCTACTACATTACAGGCATTTGCTTCGTTGATTTCTCTCTCCAGTAACACTGCTAAAGAGCTTGCTGCATGCGATAAAGGCAGCAATGAATTTTCTCAAAAACTATTAGCAACTCAACAATATCTTGAAGATGCTGCATCACTTCAAGCCACATGGGAAAAGAAAAAGAAACATAACCAAGCAGAATTAGAATATCTTAATAAAATCGGTCAAGAAATATCTCAAATGAAAGAAGGAAGTATTGCGCTTATAAATCAAATTACTACAGTCAGTAAAATACGTATTTTTGATCCGAGAAATTTAAAGGGTGTTTTATCTGGAATATCTCTTTCTGAAGAAAGCATGATAAAAATAAACAATAAACTCAAAGAATTGTATGTTTTTAACTAATTTAAAATTTTTCATAATATTTTCTTGACTACGAGCATACTATCTAGTATAATAGCTATGCGCGATAGTAATGGCTGTCGCAAACATCGCCTTTAGGGCATAAATGAAGACATAAGCTATTATGTGAAGACCTCGTAGTAATACGGGGTCTTTTACGTTTTTAAGCAACATGTAAGTAATTCTTACATGCTCAACTGTTCGGAATTTCCAAACAGCTTATAATAACACTATTTTTTAAGAAAGTAAAAACCGCCCGGTATTGGCGTACCGAACGGCTTTACATAGATTTTCTCTTGCCAGATTGCTCCGGAAGATATAGTTTTCACACACATAAATTATATCATTCTTGAGGCACTCTGGCAAGGGTGCCTTTTTTGTACCCATTTTACCCTCAAAACCGGAAATTTATAATTGCGACGTCGCAATCAAAGGAGAAATGATATATGCCAAGAAGAAAAAAGCACAGCCGCCTCCCAAACGGCTACGGCTCCATACGCTACCTTGGAAAGAACCGGAAGAACCCATACGCAGTCCATCCGCCTGCAAATATCGACGGAGACCGCCCTGCAGCCCTCTGCTACGTTGATGAATGGATGAAGGGCTTCATCATACTGACCGCCTACAAAGCCGGCACCTACAAGCCTGGAATGGAAAAGGATCTGGAAGTGTTATCTGCAGACGAAAAGAATCTGGACACTCTGGCCCAGAAACTCATGGCAGACTACAGCCTGATCAAGGGCGTAACCCCTCCAGAAAAGCCTATGACCTTTGCAGATGTTTATCAACTTTTCTATGCGAGAAAATTCCGCGAAGGCAATAAACTTTCAAAAAGCAGCCGAGATTCTATGAGAGCAGCCTATAGAAACTGTTCTGTTCTTCATGATCGCCCATGGAACTCTTTAAAATCTGTTGATTTTCAAAATGTTTTAGACAACTGTCCTCTTAAGTATAGCAGCATCGAACTAATACGAAACCTTTTTCGCCAAATGTGTACTTTTGCCGTAGATACCGATATTTCTGATAAGAATTACGGGCAAAAACTGACGATCAATAAAGAAGACGATGATGAACATGGAGTTCCATTTACTACCAGGGATTTGTTGACTTTATGGTGCCATTCAGATAATGACACTGTAGAATTGCTCTTAATACTCTGCTATTCCGGCTGGCGTATTAATGAGGTTCCTAAATTACGCGTTGATCTGGAGAATGGTTACTACGAAGGCGGCATAAAAACCAAAGCTGGCAAAGACAGGATTGTTCCTATTCATTCTTCTGTCTATCCTCTTGTAAAACGCCGATATGAAAGATATGGCACTCTTTTACCTATAAGCACATGCGCTTTCAGGCAAAACATGTACCAGGTCTTAGCACAGTTGGGAATAGAAAAACACACACCACATGACTGCCGACACACATTCTCAAAATTTTGTGAACTCTATCATGTAAATGAAAATGACAGAAAACGCATGCTTGGACATTCCTTTGGAAATGATGTTACTAACCGTGTTTACGGTCTGATGTTGTCAAGATTGGTTGACACATTTTTCTCAAGGACATCATGGACTATGCTGCTATACGCAGAGAATCATA